TTTTAATGTTAAGTTTGTTCCATATAAACCATCAAGTGTTACATCAGCATTATGACTTGCGTTATTACCTTTTTGGCGAACAAACACATCATTGTAATCATTATATATTGTTAAGTTTAAATTCTTATCACCATCGCTTTGTTGTTTGACTTGAACCTTATTACCATCTCCATCTAAATGTAAATCGAAACTATGACCTGTAGTAGACCCTTGATTTGTTTGCTGAACTGCCATATCATTATTATCACCATATAGCGTAATATCTATTTCATGCCCGCCACCTTCATAACTGTCTGACCACCAAGTTAAATCCGTATCAGAATCAAGAGTATTCCATGCAACGCCTTGTGCCAGTTTTATTTGGTTACCTGAACCACTTACTTCGTCAAATACAATTTTATTTTGTCCTGAAGAATCATTGACCTGTACTAAATACATATTTAAATTCGTTGAATTTATGTATGATTGATTATCTAACATAACAATTTCGTTATTATAACCTATCTGATCTACGCCTAATGCAAGGTTATCACCTGACTGTTCTAATGATATAACATTATCATCAGCTATTACATCCGATATTAAACCAAAAATTGCTACTAAAATTATAATAGGCCACATTATTGTGCCAAATAATATTAATGCTTTTATTGAATATTCTTCTATTTTTTCTAACATATCAATTCACCTGATTTATATATATGAGAATATCTTCACCTTCATTCCCAGTAATTATGCCGTCCCAGGTTGGCGTTATAGTGTTAAGAGTAAAATTACCACCAGCTCCTATTTTTATTCTTATCTTGCCATTCACGTTCCTATATAATACTAAATTGCTATCTTCCAAATATACATTATACTGTGACTGGTCGTTAAATCCTCTTGCTGCACCTTTGATATCAAATTCACCTAGGGTATCAAACAAGTCAGAACTATCTATAATATCTAAAACATCAACTAAATATTCGACATCGAGTTCGTCGATATCAAGTTCACTAAATTCATCAAGACTGTCTTCTTCTAACTCGTCTTCTTCTAATTCAGTAAACTCTAAAAAATCTATATCTAATAGGCCTTGATCTTCATTTGTGTCATCGGCCATTTCTTCTCTTATCTTCTCCTTTACTTCTTCAGGAGGTGATACAATAAACATGTTGTCAATTAATGATGGTGTAATACCATTTACTTTAATTGATTGTGTTGGTGATGAATCTAATGATGATACCATTGTTGCAGCATAAGCTTCATTTAATGTAACTACGCCACCTTCATTAGATACTATAATTTCGCCCGATGGATCACCATTTGCGTCTGGTAAAAGTATAATTAAACTTCTACCTAATTCGTCAACTGTTGTTGTAAAATCTGTCCCCCTAACAGCAATAGATGCTGTAGGAGTTGAGATATCAATATTAGCTTTATTTACTAAGCCTAATCTACCACTAGCAAACCTAGCAGTTCCCATCGTAAACTTCATACTCATCTTTGAGAGCGAAGGATCGGGGTCATAATATATTTCATCTATCAGTACTTCAGAATGCTCTTTTAAAGATAGTTGAGCTTTATCTAAAAACTCAATAAGCATTCTTCCATTACCAGTTTTTGCTTCATCATTTAGTTCTACTGGAATTACTTTTCCAGATAAAACTATTTCTTCGTTATTGCGTACTATCTGACTTATGCCAGTTGATTCTACTATGTCACCAATGGAATCTGCAAATGAGATTCCACTAATGAATAGTAAATTAAGAATCCCCAGGCGAGTCTTTTTGATTAATTTGAATCGTAGCATTATCAGAAGTTATATCTAGATTTATTACGGCATTTGGGGATGAACATGCAACACCTGCTCCAGTTGCGCATGTACCACTAATTTGATTAATATCAATATCACCAGAATCACCAACAAAGTCAAATATTAATTCTTGAGCTCCGTCGCTTTGTAATGTATTAATATCATTACTGTCTCCAGTAATATCAAAAGTCCAAACCGAATCATCAGCTTCAAAATCAATATCAAATATATTATAACCGCCAACTAAAGTTAGATCAGCGTCTAATCTTTCAGCGCTATAAACATATCCTTGATCAATATTTAATTCATTGCTGTCGCCAGTGATACTAAAGTTATAATCAGAATCGTCTGAACTACCGATATAACCGATATTCCAGTCCACCTTATTTGAGTCTCCCGTTAACGAGAACACCAAAGAAGATGAGTCCATGTCTATAGGACCATAAATTAAGTTCTGATTACCTATCATATCAATGTCGAAAGTTAAATTAGATCCTTCAATGGTCATATCCGAACCGGATCCAGAAAAATCATCTAAACCGATCTTATTACCATATCCAACTTGATCAATATATAGTGTTAAAGTGTCACCACTTTGTTCTATCATTATTTCGTTGTCATCATCCGCAAAAACCAAACCTGATGTAACCAAGAATAGCAATCCCGCTATACTAATTAGTTTTTTCATTTTTGTTTTCCTCTTTTATTGAGTGCCTTTCGTTTTTCCCATCAACTTGATGGGGATGTCTATGGCCCTCAGTTAAATCCCAGAATTTACGGTCGTGGCCCTGGTATATTAGTTCAAGTACTGCAGCTTCAATAGCCGCTCGTACCGCGTATGTCACTGACTCATTATTACCCACTCCGTCCTCATACTCAATAAGTTGTGTGCCTTGTTCATAGAACCTAAACACGTCGCCTGAAGAGCCGTAAGAAAGTACCGATTTCTTAGCCTGGACGTTTAACAAAACTTCTCCCGTTAATACAGAAACTGCTCTCACAGATACTGTAACAACATCTTTACGATACATTCTACTAAAACCTACGCCAAGAGTTCTTGCTCCTCGTCCACCGGTTTCTGTATTAGTATCATAACCTATTATACCACCCTCAATAATCATTCCTGCAAATAAGAGTGGGCCTACACCTGTGGGTTCCGTCCCATTAGCTTTAGCTACATCTTGACGAGTAGATCTTACTATTTGTCTTTCTCGTACAAGATTGTCTATTCCTTGTCTTTCTACTACTCTAAACCAGGTTCCTCCACCTGCTGTTTTGAGAGCATCTATTAACATTTCAGTACCGCCTTGGGTAACTGCAGTAGAAAACGATGCTATATTATCTACTGATTTTCTTTGGCCTGTTAAATCTTTAAATCCATATACTGCAACTACAGGTTGCGTTTTTGCTGCTGGTAAATTAAGAAGATCCACAAACGCCGGAAGCTTTACTGCTTCTGGAGCATCAACGCATATATACTTTCTGGACATAGCCTTTTGTATACCCATTTGCGCATGCCTATTAAAACCTTCATCGTATTTACCAGCAAGATCATTACAATCTTGTGGGTTATTACTCCATTTTGGAACAGAAGAGCAACCACTAAGTAGCAGCAATACTAATATATACTTACCCACCATCAGAATCCTGACTAAAGTTACCAGTTCCAACTGGGATTTCAATAACAGTTTCTGATCCTTCAGAATCTACGATTGTCATTCTAATTACTTCTGAACCATCAGCGTTTATTATAACTTCATATGTAACAACATTACCCTCTAGAGTAAAAGAACCATATCTAACAGATCCATCATTACTAAACATTGATTCGACAAGCTGTTTAGACATTTGAGCATATATTCTGCTTTCTAAGTTACGAATAAACTTAGCCATTGTAGTATTATCTGCTTCTCGTTCTGCAGCCTTTCGTGCAGCTTCTAATGAATCTTCAATAGCTTTTTTTCTTGAATGTTCTATGTTATCAATAGTAAGATAATGATTACCAGTACCAATACCACTAAAAGATGGATTTTTAAATCCAAATTTAATTTCATCAGCAGTAACTGGATTAGTTATCACTAAGCAAAACATTGCTGTTAATATTATATCTTCAACTTTTATTTTCATCTTCATTTTTATTTTCACTCAAATATTTTTGTCTTTCTCTATACTCTAAAACAACTTTTATTTTTTCTTGTAATCTTATCATATCCTGATCAAGCATTCTTACCTGATCAATTAATTTTATTAGACCCATGTGCATCTCTTCGATCTTTGGATCTAATTCTTTATTAATAAACTTCCATACAAAAAATACGAAATAGCCAAGGCCGACAATAGCAACAGTAGTAAATCCATATTCGGATATTAAAACAGCCGGATTTAACGCATCCATGGCTAATCTCGTCTGACGTCGATATTACCGTCTTCAATAAAATTTTCAGCTCTGGCTATTCTATCTATAGGAGGAGTCAATTCAAGAGCGCTTGAAACTAGCATATCAATCTTTATGATCTCGTTATTCATTGTGCGCACTCTATTTTCTAAACTCTTAGTAAATATATTAAGAGTATTGATCTGATCTAAAACACCAGATAATATTTGCTTAATAATAATAAAAACAAACGCACCACTGGCTAATGCACCAGCAATGGGAAGGCCTACATCAGATATTAAAGCAAATATATCGGGCATTAATTAAAATATGCTACACTTACAACTTTAAGTCCAACACCACCTTCTAAAGTTTGCGCAGGTAATTTACTGACAAATTCAACGTCTTTAGACTTTACAGTCATGGTTCCAACAACGTCTGAACCATCTTTTTGCGTCAAAAGCAAATCGCCAGCTGTAGAATTATACACTCTAACAAGACCAGCTCGACCTACTGTTGAAGCTGCAGTTAAGTCAGATTGACTACCTTGTAACTTAATTTTCATTTATTTCTCCTATTATGAACTAACCAAATTTAGTTCTTCTAAACTTTTGTGCCAGTCTGAATATCTAAAAAGACCTTGCTTTTCATGACACCAATACCAACCTGTATATTTCTGTTTTTCTTGAGGTATATTAGATTCTACCTTTAAAGTTCCTCTAACCTTACCATAAGTCTTTCTGCTCTGTTCGTTACTTGCTTGTGCCATCTTGAATCTCTGCCTTCTACAGCAGCTCCTTTCCAATCACCACGTTGCAGCGCTGCATTGTGCTTTCTAAATTTACTTAAGCGCGTAAGTCCCATATTAAACATCATATTAGCAACAACTTGTCTTACTTCTTCAGGGTAATCATCCCATCCTTCATGTAGTTTTTTACAGTCAGAGAGGACAGATTGTACGTCTTTATCGAAGCATTCAATTGTACGTTCTTCTGATACTGGGGTTCCCACATCTTGTCCATACTCTGGATCTGATTCGAGGACCAAATGGCCAATTCCGAAAGTTGGATAGCCCAAATGGTCTTTATAAATTTCATTTACTTTACCTTCATCGATTGTTAATTGTTCTCTTAATTGTTCAATATTCATTTCTACTCCTAAAATATATTACTATTCATCGTCTAAAAATTCTTTTAATAGTATTGGTTGTGGCCAATCTCTTAATTGATATTTTTCTTTTTTAGCAAATATTTGCTTGACTTTTAAAAAGCCTAAATCTGTGTCTTCAACTTCTCTTCCTTCAGCTTCGTTGTCATTATTATAAGCATGTAATTTGTATCTTATGATTTCTTCGTCAAAAATATATTTATCATCTGTACAATTATTAAATCTTTCTATATGACTAAAAAGTGTTTCATCTGGTAAGATAGTTATATCCATAAATTGATCTATATAAATTTCGTTAGCCTTTTCTAATGCTAAAAAGTGATGAACTTTTAAATAAAAATCTCTATCTATTGGTCCAACAAAGCATATATCTAAGTCTCCAGGATCTGTTGCTAATGGATCTCCCCAGCTTCCCAATTTATAAATTTTATGATCTGGAAATTTATACTCTAATGGATAATTTTTTAAATATTCTATTAATGGATTATCATTACTCATTATGTATTACCACTCCTACGATCAAAGTCAACTGCTTGAATTCTTGCGCTAAAGTTCTCGTATGTACCGGTTGATCTAAATGCAGTAGCATCTGACCAAGCGCCTTCGCTATACATGGCAACTTCAAGTTGATAATATCCTTCAAACGCTCCAGTGTTTGCTGGCTCTTGTGGTTCAATAATTGAGCTAGCCACGCTAATGTAGCCACTACTGTTTTCGTTCGCCCTACAATGAATTGCCGTGCTAAGGATCTTATCAGAAGTTATTCCACCAGATCCAATGTTAATCGTTCTCCAGCTTTGGTTGTAATTATTGTAGTCTCCGGCAGATAAAGATACAGTATAATCATGATTACCAAAATATGAATCATGAGCATTATCCTTTCCTAAAATGTAGGTTGTTTTTGTTCCATTGCCGCCATGATTATCAGTATGCATAACTTTCATTTTGTAAAGGTACCATCTATATCTAATTTGTGTAACATATTTAAGCTTGTTAGTTGCGCCGCTCAAGCCTCCAATTGCATTAATATTGATTGAATGACTAGATCCAACCGCGCCTGAGCCTAGGCCATATTGATCGTTAAAATCTTCAAACACCGCGTTAAGCCTATTGTGTGATACATCAAATGTCAATTGACATCTTGTACCAGCATTCCGGCCGGAATTATAACCAGACGATCCCTGATTTACATTAAATACAGTATTATTACAATTAGTCACTGATGGCAGATCTGTCTGAAAGGTTGTAGGATCTCCATCTTTTGCTCCATGGAAATCACTCATTTTTATCATACCTGATGTTGGAACATCGCTATTTCCGCTATGAACATTAGCTCCACTCTTATAATATTCGCTCATAGAGTGAGGTGCAGACCCACCAAGCTCTGCACTAACACTTCTATTAGTACCAGCTCTTGTTCCTAGTGATATAGCTCCTGATGATTCAATAGCCATTACTTAATTATCCCCGATATTAAATCTTCAAATTGCTCTATTTTAGCAACTCTATTTGGCCAAAGAATATATTCTTTCTCTGGATTTTTCTTTAAATTTGTTAATAAAGGAAGTATAGAGTTGTATAACTTATTAAGTTTATCTTCCAACTCTTGTGCAGTAGCAGAAGCTGATGTAGCTTCAGACTTGACAGATTGTACAGCTTCTAGCTCGTCTTCATCGACAGCCGTAAAGCCAAAATCAAAATCTAATAAATCACTCATATATTATCTCCTTTACTGTTATTTATACAAGTAAAAAAGCTAAAGTGATTAGTTATCTTCTGTATTTTGGTCTTTAATCTGCTTAATTATATCGATTAAATCTTCAATAGTATCTACGTCTGTTTGATTTTCTGTATCAACTTCAACGTTTATTGTTATTTTCATAATCCGATTAGGGCCCAGCCATGATTTGCTATGGCATTAAGTATGATTGCAACACAAGTTGCCATGTGAGTAAACCACCATACTGTTCTAATGCCAGCAACGGTATTGGCTTGTCTATCAGTTTCACCAACCTTTTCGCCTAGACTCTTTGCCCAGATTCTCCACCATTTACTCATAACCACCCTAACACTATATTAATCATAATTATATATACACATAAAAGGTTTGATAGTACTATAAATGTGCGAATATAGGAAATGTGGTTTTCGTTATTAGCATCATAACCATCTTCTTCGTCAAAAGATCCTAATGCATGTTTCCAAATGGTCCAAAACTTATGCATTTCGTTCAGCATCTAAAAAGACAGCATTTGTAATAATAGTAGGAACAATGATTGATAGATGAATACCTATAGATACAGGAATACTATATCCTAGCCACCCCTAATAGAAAATTGCAATCAAACCAAAGAATCCACACCACATTACAAAAAGTGCCATCAATAGATACCCTTGTAGAACAGGATCAGGAATAAACCTTAAAGGATTAAACCTTAAGTCCATAACAATACGATACATTTCAGCTACTTTTTTAAACATACTATTTTCCTCGTTTTATTAACTCTTTAAGAATTTTTTGTTTTTTCTTAGGAGGAGTATGAGTATTCTCATAAGCCTCTTTTAACTCAGCAGTTGGAGTTGATCTCATATAATAATTTTGAACCGAGCCATCTCGATTTTTTACTGTTTCTTTAAATTTTACTGGCATTAAAGTTCTCCTGTAATATGTTTATAAATTTCTTTCCATTTCCAATATCTTGGAATATCACCGTCATAATATGCGTTATGTTCATGAGCAACTAGTATTGAATTAAGTCCAAACTTTGCACCAACTTCAGCATTTTCAGGTTTATCTTCTACCCAGAAACATTCAGTTCCTTCGTATTTTTTAAGCTCTTCGTCTTTATCAGCGCCGCAAGGTAAATATATAAAGTCATCAAACATTCCTTTACCAAACAACAATTCTAAGTTTTGAGTTCTTAATCTTTGAGCGTACTTATTATCACTTAAAGATGTAATACAATGGAACCTATATCCATGCAACATATTAAGTCTTTTCATGTAATAGACTGCATCTCTTAAAGGAGGCAAAAAAGCAATAGAGGCTGAATCGTTAAATTCAGCAACTGCGGTTTTTCCAAATTCTTTGTTAAGATTAAATCTTTTTGCAACATTGTATTGTGTGTAATCACTTGTTGGATAACCTTTATGGTTCATCCATTGAGTAAATGAGTATTCCCAATCACATAGGACTCCATCACAATCTACTAAAATTATATTTTCTTTCATTTGATCTCCAAACATATTAATGAAACACTCTTTCCTTTCCGTCGATCACTAACTGGTCGACGTGAATATTACCTCTTAAGTCCATGAATCCTTGGCTAATAATCAACTCACAAAGTTGATCCCAAGCTCCATCGTCTTTCGAAACCGCTAAATCTACCATTTCTTTATTATATAATGGCACTTCGACTAATACATTCTCATCGACAACTAGTCTTCCTTTTATTACATTTTTATTCATTTCTTTCCTCGTTTATATGTATATTATAACATACTTTACTACGAAAGTAAACATTTATTTCACTTATTTTTAAAATATTTTTCAAGCATTTCATACTTTTCTACGTAATCTGCCATCAAACCAAGCTCTTTTTCAAGGGTTTCCATTTGATCTGAATGTTCGCCAACTGACACTTGATTACTCAAGATAATATCAGCATTCATTTGATGCTTTGCTGCTTGTGCTTGCATATATGCCATAGATGTTTTGATCATTTGATCTCTAAAATTTCTCATTGTTATCTCCTAATTTTTAATTCGTTTTCCATACACTTTCTATGAACAGAACTTATATGACCCATTCCTAATACATTTCCAATATGATCAGTATCCATATCACTAATACTTATATGGCTTAATGGCTGATCTCCATTAATACCATAAGTCCCCCACTTTAAAACTGAAGCTTGAACTTCATGAGGTTCGTTGTCATATAAAGAAAGATCTTTTTGATCTTTATGAACTGATCTTCGCATATATGCGAGACCACCATCTACCATATAGAATTTTCCATTAGCATCAGTATATTCTTTATAATCGTGCCTATGAGTAGATTCTAAAATAGTACCATCTGGCGTTTGTATTGCGTTTCTAATTAAGTTCATTTAAATTCACTATCCCAATCTCCAAATACTTTTGGAGCTTCTTTTGCCGCTTCATCCATATGATAATCACTTGGATAATGCTTTAAACACCTATATGCTTCTTTTCTTACAGCTCTAGGTACACGTGGAGTTTTCTTTGGATCCATCAGGTCTCTCAAAAAGATTTCTGCATTTTTGATTGCCCATCTTCGTTCATTCGGCATTGTCATAATTAATGTCCAAAAAGCTTTCTCATTTTATATTCGGTTATAGTATCCAATAACTTTTCGCTCCAGTTATCTCTATGTTCGATAAAGACTTGAGCTCCTTCGTCACCAGCAATTACAGTAACTAATTGAGTAATTGGCATACCAGTTCGTTCTTCCCACATAATAGCATAAGCCGTTTCTTGTATGAAGTAACCTTCACACCATTCTTTTTTCTTAGTCTTAGCTGCAGTTTTATAATCGATAATAGAATTTTGTCCATCAAAAACACCAACGCAATCTACTCTTCCAGCAACACCAAGATGTTCTGAATATAAAGCAGCTTCCTGCGCATAGACTTTAGTTAATCTTTTATCAAGTATTTCTTTTACTTCCATTAAGTTAGATTTTACAATAAGATTTGCATCTTTTAAGTAGTCTTCTTCATTATCAACATATCGCTCTAAAACAGAATGGACAGCAGTACCACGAGTAGAAGCTCTTTTTGATATTTTATTAGCTTCCTTTTCGCCTACTCTTGCTCGCCATTCGCGAATATGATCTTCGCTTAATATAGAAAGTACTGTAGTAATAGAAGGATACTTAACCCCATTAGGAGCAGCGTACTTTCTCCCAGCGTTAGTAGTTTTTGCGACAAGGTCTGTATACCCAAGATCAATTGGTTCATGTTTAAAGTTTCCTGTATTCATGTTTGTTTACGCCATGGTTTTTTAGAGCCATCTTGAGGACGGCCGTTTTGCGCCATTTCTGATTTATACCCATTAATAATAAAATTTAATTTATACTGATCGATATTTCGAGTAGATTCAATAGCTTTTCTTACAGCTTTTAGCTCAGATCTACGTTCATCAGAACAACGCTTTTTCATTTCTTTATTAACAATTCTATATAGCTCATATCGCTGATTCATTGATAGACCATTCATTAAATTTCTAGCTTCTAAATCGTAGTTACGAGTATCTTCTTTATCTTCGTGTCTCCACTTTCCCATTATAATTTACCTTTCTCAAATAACTCTTTAGTCATAATAAAGTCTCTAACAAAGCCACTTCTGACGATGTCTTCCCATTTAAATTCAATATGATCAAAAGAGTTCATGTGTTTAATGATATTAATAAATTTCTTAATACCATCTTGATCGCCTTTGCGAGTAAAATCTGATTGATAGTAATCGCCCGACATAATAAACCTACAATCTTCGCCAAGTCTAGTTATAACTGAACATAATTCATGATAGTTGCAGTTTTGTGATTCATCTACAATAACAACAGCATTCTTTATTGTTAATCCTCTAATAAAAGATGTTGTTAGAAACTCTATACTTTTACTTGAAATTAGTTTACCCCAAGCTTCCTGATCTTGAAATAGATCATTAACAATTGCTTTATATGGAGCAGTATAAGCATCTTCCTTTTCTTCTTGAGTTCCTGGTAAAAATCCCATATCTCTTGTAGGAACAGCAGATCGTACAATAATAACCTTATCATATTCCTTTTTAAATACCGCTTCTAAAGCAAGATATAAAGATATGAAAGTTTTACCGGTACCAGCCGAACCATCTAAACATAAATGGTTACCACTTTCAAATGAATCGAAAGCTAGTTTTTGATTATGCGTTAATGGTTCTAATTTGGCTAGATGTTCTAGCTTTAAACGTAATGGTTTTTTATTCATTTTGTATCAATCTTTCCTCTATCAGCTGGTGGCATACCACTTTGAATTCTTTGTTGAACTTCTTTCCAACCTTCTCCAGCCTGCTTTAAAACAGATCCACCAGTTTCTCCAATAATTTTTGGAGCTGCAAGTACCTGTTGAATGTTTGGATCTTTGACATATTCCTGCATCGATGCAATAGACATCATCTTTGTTTCAACTTCACCAGTTTTTAGATTTTTAAAATCATACAGTGGCATAATCAAACCACTCTGGTATATTTCTTTTTGTCCAAATCATTTTAAATTTCTCTTGTTTTGTTTGATAAAAATTTCTATAGGATTGTACTGCGTTTGTTCCACCCAGCTCGTTAACAACACATTCTGGATTAGATCCCATAGCTAGTTTGTATGGAGTTTTACCTTGTTTTATATTAACTGGTAGCTGTTTAAGAGCTTCTCTCAACTTAGTATCTGTTGAATGAATTTTTCCATACCTATATGTATACTCATCACATAACGCAATAAAGTGTTCATAATGCCATGTATAATTACAGCATCCTTCCCGTGTCCAAATAGTTGATGGATGATTAAAATGACAAGCTTTGTAAAGAATATCTTCTCTTTCGTCGTCAAGTTTAAAGTATTGTAGCATAGAGCCAGACTTAGATGGTCTACGTTCCATAACGCCATCTATCATTCTATGTACTGTTGATAACATTTGCGCTGATTCTACAATCATTTTTACGACGTGTTTGTCGCATTGTAGTTGCGCTGCTTCGGTGGGATCATCTGATAATATAAAAATGTTCATAATCAATTCTTTATTGTTTAATATAGTATATTATATCATACTTTATAGCAAATGTAAACCCCTCAGTGAAATTATTTTTACTTTATTTCACTGAGGGGAATTATCAATGTGCCTTGCTAATTGCCTCCATATCATCTAGGAAATGATTAAGATGCGCGATTTTCTTTTCCATCTTGTACGCTAACACATCCTTTCCTTTTTTTAATAATTTACGTTGATAGTATAGTGCCTCGTTTCTGTCCTTCTTAAGGCGTTCAATTTGAATATAACTCATAAGCAATCTCCGGGTTAAGTTAATTGAAACTATCATGATATAGATTTTTTTGGTATAAGTCTCCTATTTTTTGATTAAATTTGGAAATGCGCTTTTAATCATAGCCTTAGTAACATATTTGAGTTTAAGATTTTTATCTTTGGCTTTACAGAATAATTGAGCATCATCCGGGTGAATAGATTCGAGTAGATCAATAAAGATTGTTTCTCTTTTAAATTGATTTAATTTTGGAGTCGCAGCCTGTACAAAATTAGCAAACTTAGGATATTCAAATCTAAGCTCTTTTGCTTTTTTATTTTTAGGATCAAGCTTCTTAAAGGGCGGTTCGCCTGGTGGCAACGCTAATTCAATAGCGTCATCAAAGTTAATTCGTAATATATCCCTAAGAGCTGTACAGTCTTGCTCTTGTAAATATTTAACTCTGTCGTCTTTTGTTTTTAATTTATTGGTATTAACCAACACTTCTGATATTAATGGTTTAGCCATTATAAAATTCCTCCACACATTCAATCAATAGATTGCATCGTTTTTTAATTAAGTAGTTTAACACTTTCATTTTCATTGGGACCTTTTGTCCATTAAAAGTATTTATAATGTTACTTCTATGAGCTTCAGGAATTTCGTTTAAATCAATGAGTGTTTTATTTCTTTGATAATTTCTATACTCTTCTTGAGTCATAATGTCTTTTAAATTATCTGAATTTTCAGCCCAATACTCTATTTTCTTTTTAGTCATAGGAGTCTGGCGTATACCTTCCATAATAGCATTATCAGGAGATAGCACATTAGGAATACCATCACCCTTATCGCCTCGGCAAATATGTTCAAAACAATAAGTTCTTGGGTTCTTATCAACTACCATTTTCTTTTGAATTGGCGAATACTGTTTGACGTTATTGTATTTGTGGAGTTGTATAAAGTCTTTATCTGAAGAGATAATCATTACAGGTTCATGTTTACCAAACTCTTGAGTTTCCATAGCAAGAGCGCCAATCGCATCATCAGCTTCGCATCCTTCAAGATGGATAACTTTATATGGCAGGTTTTCTCTTATTTCTTCTCTAACCAAATTTAGAATCCTAAATATTTCACCCCAATCTTGATCTGATTCCTTTCTATTCTTTTTACGCATTCCTTTGTATTCAGGAAAATACTCTTTACGCCAAGTGTTTGCGCCGTCTGCGCATATAACCATTTGGCCATACTCATGTCGATACTTTTTATTATACATTCTAATACTATTAAGTATCATATGCCTTATCATATCTTCATCATTTAGTTTTTGTACTATAATATTAGATAGCGCTATTTGGCTATAGTCAAGTAAAATCATTCATCAGGTCCTGTTGTTTCCATTAATTTATTATATATTTCTTCGAAGTGATCATGTAAAAAATGATGGACTCCACCATATTTCATTAACATCGACGATATCATATTAACGATTACAAACATGTCTCTAGATTCTGGCATGTTGCTATCTCTAAAATCAATCTCGTCAAAGAAACTACTGTCATTTAATAATAATTCTTCAATCATAAGTAGTATAATCTGTGAAGTATCTCTACATTCATCAGTAAATTCTTCAAACTCACTTCGAAGTTCGGCGTATTCTTCATCAATAGCTGCTTGACGAATATGTGTAGGGAATTGTATTACATTACTTTTCAAATTTAAAATCCTTATCAATTAATATGTATATTATATCATACTTTTTGGCAAATGTAAACGTTTATTTTAAAAAGTTTTTAACAGCATTGCCACCGAGTTTAATTTGAATAATACCATTATAGTAATCATCAGTTAATAGTACTTCTCTATCAAACTGTTCTTTTGCTTCCATATATGAACATTCACCTTTAGTTTTACAAAGATGCAGTATTTCCCTATAAAATCCTTCGCTTCCTATTTTTTCATGGTCTTCTTGAAGATGTTTATTTGAACCCCAATAGTCCATCCAATCAGATTCTACTAATAACTTTTTACGCCTCTTTCGAGTCTTTGTTATTCCTAGGGTTTTCTTGCTCCAAAAGAACTTCTTCCCTACGTATTTCTTTGCAGTTGCCAGGTTCGTTATCATGTACACAAATCCATACGCGTCTTTGTGACTGAACTCTTCTGGCGGTTGCCATTCTTTGCCTCGATAATGCCATGTCATATTACTCGTTAAAGTCTAGTTCTTCTAGAGCTTCATCCTGTTGTTCACCACAATGAGGACAAAATAAAACAATCTCGTCTTCGCCATGGCCTATAATACTTCTATTAAAACAAACTTCACAGTCGACCACTGTTCGTTTCATTAGCCAACCGCCTTGAAAGCTTCCCAGCCTCCTATCGCTACCCCATCAATTTTAATTTGAGGAAATGTTCTTGCTGTTGGAAATTGTTCAAACAACTCTTCACGAGTAAAATCATATCCTAGCTTTTTATAAACGTATTCTTTACCGTCTTTCTGCGCCTTTTTAAGAGCAAAGTCGCAATATGGACATTCATCTTTTCCAAATATTTCTATCATAAGCTTAATCCTTTTAATGCGTTACTATCTATATCTTGTTTTACTCCACCAATTACGTAGGAGCTAATTTCTGTTTCTTGTGGAGCAACTTGAACATTACCTCCGCCAATCCACTTTTCAGTCCATGGTAATGGATTTGCCTGTGGAACTACATAAGGACATGGTAATCCAATAGCTCTCATTCTTTTACAACCAATCCATTCAATATAATCTGATAAAATCTTTTCATTAAGACCAATCATAGAACCATTTTGAAACAAATAACTAGCCCATTCTTTTTCTTGGTTAATTACTTCTTCATACAAAGCAATCGATTCTGGTTCCATTTCTTTTGCAATCTTTTCAAAATCTTTATCTTCTTTCTTAAGAAGTTTTAACATAGTTGTAGTTGATGCTAAGTGAACGTTTTCGTCTCGAGCAATCAACTTAATAATCTTTGCGTTACCTTCCATTTTTTTAAGTTCAGCAAATGCCCAAGAACACGCAAAAGAAACATAGAATCTTACACCTTCTAATGCATTTGCACTCATCATAGCCATCCAAATAGCTCTTTTATGATCCATTTTATTTGTTGGGCCATTATTACAATCAATAAGATCATCATAATATTTACCAATAGATTTACCACAATCCATAATATTCTTTTGAGACAATAAGTCGTCAAATACAAAGGATGGATCTGGATAGATATTACGGATAATATGAGTGTATGATCTACTATGAATAGTTTCAGAGAATGACCAGGTTTCAATCCAGTTTTCTACTTCAGGTAATGATACAATAGGTAGAAACGCTAGGTTAGGCGCACGACCCTGTACGCTATCAAGTAGGATTTGTCTTTTAAGATTGCTAGTAAAAATGTGTTGCTCGTTTTCAGTAAGAGCATTAAAGTCTTTTTTGTCTTTTGATACATCTACTTCTTCAGGTCTCCAAAAGAAACCTAATTGTTTATCTGTGATTTTATCCATCTGTGGATATTTTACTTCATCATATCGCTGAATATCAACCGCTTCGTCAAGAAACATATTTTTCAGTAAGTGCGATTTTTTATTCTTCTTCAATACAGCCATTTATTTTCCCTTGTTTTCTAAATCGTTTATTGTAACCTTTTTTGATACTAGCTGATACGCCTGGTTTAGCTAAATAACAGTAGAATCTTTTGGCACTTGTAAGAGCGTCCCACTCGGCTCCGCCCTTCATTTTTATTTTTGGTCTTTTCTTCATATTTTACATGATTCGCAATCTTCTTCTTCATATTGCGAACTTTCTCCATCGTATGCATGATGAGTAGCTTCGTCTGTCATTTCCCCAGCACCATCAAACGTATTGAAATAGTAAAGTTGTTTTAATCCGTACTTATATGCTGTTACCAAATCAGTCATCATTACAGACATAGGAATCTTATTATCTTCATAGTGTTCTGGATTATAAGATGTATTTACACTAATGCCTTGATCTATGTACTTTTGTAGAATCGCACAGATCTTAAGATAACCATCAGGGGAAGTTTGATCCCACAATAGGTCATACTTATTTTTAAGATGGTGGTAACCAGGAACTACCTGAGCCATTACTCCATCCTTTGACTGTTTGTAACTAACTAATGCTCGAGGTGGTTCAATACCATTCGTGCTATTAGAAATTTGAGCGCTTGTTTCTGCTGGCATAAGTGCCATGAGTGTAGAATTGCGAGTACCTGTTTCTTTGAGTTTCTCACGAAGCTCGTTCCACGGTAGTCTTTCTTTATTCTCTAATATATTATCTAGCTCTCTTTTATATGTATCAATTGGCAACACTCCATCGGCATATTTTGTGTGATTTTTTAAAGGAATTTCACCTTTTTCACTTGCTAATTGCTGAGAAGCTTCAATTAGGTAATAAGACCACGCCTCTGCATATTCATCTACCACTTCAAATGCTGATTCATTATATTTAAGACCACGTTTAGCTAGGAAATAAGCTAGGTTAATAATACCTATGCCAAGTGGTCTACGATTCATAGTGCCCCGTTCTGCTGCGCGTACAGGGTAAGACTGATAATCAAGCAGCTCATCGAGAGCACGAACAGAAAGATCGCAATACTTTTTAAATTCTCCGGGTTCATTAATTAGTCCCCAATTGATTGCTGATAACGTACATAATGAAATTTCTCCTTCATCTGGATTGTCTGTTAATGGACTAGTAGGTAAATCAATTTCACAACATAGATTGCTCATTCTTACAGGAGCTTCTTTTGGCTTAAACGCGCCATGATCATTAGCATGATCAACGTTCATAATATAGATCCTTCCAGTATCTTTTCTTTGTTGGATCAACGTAGAAAATACTTCAGTTGCTGGTAATGTCTTTTTACGAACAGAATAAGCTCTTTCATACTTTTCATATAATTCTTTAAACTTATCTTGATCATCAAAAAATGCTTCATATAAACCAGGAACATCATTTGGGTCAAAGAATGTAATATCGCCACCAGTAAGTAAACGCTCGTACATTAATTTATTAACTTGAAATGCATAGTCCATATGTCTTACACGGTTTTCTTCAATACCTTTATTGTTTTTAAGAACAATCAGATCTTCAAATTCATAATGCCACATTGGTAAATATACTGTAGCAGCACCGCCACGAACACCACCTTGAGAACAGGATTTTACTGCAGCTTGAAAATACTTTAGAAATGGTATTAAACCAGTATGAACTACTGAACCATCACCGACCCTTGAGCCTTCAGCTCTAATAGAACCGGCGCCAATACCAATACCCGCTTTCTTAGAAATATATTTTACTATTGAAGTGGCAGTTGCGTTGATAGAATCCAAACTATCGCCAGATTCAATAAGCACACAGCTTGAAAACTGACGCGTTGGCGTACGAACACCAGCCATGATTGGCGTAGGAAGCGAAATATAGAAGAGAGATATTGCATCATAGTAATCCTTAACGTACTTTATTCTAGTTTCTTTTGGATAATTAGCAAATAAAGTAGCAGAAATCATCATATACAATATTTGAGGGGTTTCATAATGTTGCTTAGTTCGTCTATCTTGTACTAAGTATTTTCCTCTAAATTGTTCCATACCAGCATAAGTAAAAGTATCATCTCTATCGTGTTTAATATAAGAATCAAGTTCATCAATTTCATCTGGATCATAATCTTTCATAATTGATCCATCATAAACTTCTCGAGATACGTTATCTATAATTACTTTTCGAAGCGAATGCGGCGTGTATTCTCCATAGACTTCTTTACGAAGCTTATAAGATACTAATCGTGCTGCAACAAATTGGTAATTAGGTGTATGCTCAGAGATTAACTCTGCAGCTGATTTGATGAGAAGTTCGTGAATGTCATAAGCCGGAATCTTATCATATAATTGTATGTTTGCTTTAATTTCAATCTCAGATACTGAGACTCCAGATATATCAGCAGTAGCCCATTCCAAAACCTTGTGTACTTTTTCTAAATCAAAGTCCTGAGTTGTGCCGTTACGCTTAGTTACGTGCATCGTCATATTTAGTTGTCCATCATTCATTGTCAGTTAATTAAGTAATAATACTATATATTATATCATAAAACTTAAGTTTTGTAAACGTTTTTTTTAATTATTTTTTACTATCAGAATCAACCCAGATTGGCATTTCACCGCTGGGAGCAATATTTATTTTACCTTTTGTCTTATCGACATAGGAAATAATAGCCTTTTTAATTAAGGGAAGATCGACTAACATGTTTAAATCTGCATCTATTTCATCTAATCTTTCAGCTTGGAGTGGGTATTGTTTTCTAAACTTGGCATCTTTTTTTATTAACTCTAATTCATATTTTTCAGCAAAATACTGCATGAATCGATCAACTTGTTTTTGAAACCATATACCAACTGTAGTACCTTGGAACCAAGCATAAAATGAACTACCAATTATTGAAGATAATATAGATTTGAGTGTAAGTACTATAAGCCAATGCATGTTATTTCTCCTTCTTTGCTAAGGATTTAATTGCTTTAACATAGTTAGGCATTCCATGGTCTACAACTCCATCAAAGAATTTCCATCTTTTCCATGATTCTATAATACCATAAAATGTATCTCCCCAAGTAGGCTTAAGAGCTTTTACTCCAAATCTGTTAAAGTAAATCATTTCTCCATGGTGTCTGAATCCTAGCCATGCTGGTGGGATTCTACATACAATATCATTATTATTCATAAATCTATAATGATCGCATTTTATATTCTTGATGAATCGTTGACCTCCGACTCTTGGTGATCCAAATGTGAAGAGTTCTTGAGGTCGATAACGTGTGGCACTAATTGTAGCCATAGCAGCACCCAGACTATGCCCAGTAAAATACACATCTTTTCTTACCTTTAATTGATCGTTATGTTCTAGTTCTTTAACAATGTCCATCCAAACATCGTCAACTTCTTCTTGAAATCCACCATGGACTTTACCACCAGCTTTTGCGCTATTTTTAATGACTTTTAAATCAGCCATTACATCATTTATTTTAGAAGGTTCTGTTCCTCTAAAGGCAAACCATAGATCGTTTCTGTCTTTTGCGATGAGTACTTCAGCACCGTCTCTACTAATAATTTTACCTGAAGCAAAACCTAGCTTTTTACACGCAGTGTCAGCAGGCTTAGGGTTCATATAAGCAATTGCTGATAACTTAGCTGCTACTTCTGCTCTTTCCCATACCGTCATATCGTCTTTCATTCTACTCATCTTTTTTCTCCACTTTGATTTCCACTGCTCCAGCATCTTCATCACCTATTGTCACGTTTCTATAGTAAACTATCACCTCACCGAGCTGATTAATATATCTTTTTATTTCTTGCGTATTATAAGACATTAGCTCATAATCTGCAACAGTCATAGCAACAAAGACAACATCACCTCCGTGCTTCTTTTTAATATCGTCAATAAACTTATCGTGATACGTATAACCCTCAGGATATAAATCTTCTCTTCCAAGTTTACAATCTGACTTTTTAGTTTCTGCGTTTTTTAAACAGTTTTCAATAATTACTGCATCAGAAACAACATACCATTTGGGTTCTTTTAAATCTATTGCTCTTGGCATCACCGGCTGAACGATATCTATATTTACAGGTTTAGTTATTATTTCAACTTCTCTAGGAGGTTGTTGTAATAGACTACACCCACTAATCGTTAAGAGAGCTAATACGCTTGCTATCTGCTTCAATCGCATCAAAGACCTCCTTTGTTTGAGCATTGGCCCGTGTTTCTATCATACCAGGTTTTGCACTAGCAAGTTTAGCAATATTATGTCTTCTGAATATATCCAGATAATCTGCCATTTGTGTTTCGTATTGTTGATTTTGTACTTGTAGCCCAGAAAGAGCTTGAGTAGTTTTTTGAAGATTGCCTTGAATAGCTTCAATAGTAGCTTTTTGTTCTTGATCTCTTAAGTCTTGTGCTGCTATAACTTTGATTTGTTCTTCTAGTTTATTCTTCATAGGAACAACTGAGAACTGATAATACATTATTCCTGATAAACCCATCGCAATAATAATTCCAATCAATAATTTACTCATAATGTTATTTCTCTATTTTTTTAGACTCGGCAGCTTTCCTTCTTGCAAGTATTCTTTCAACAAATTTACGGCCTGCTTTTGTTCTACCGTCATAAATATCTTTCTTTTTCTTTTTCTTTACAGCATCCGCTGGCATAGATACACCACCTGATGCTACTGAATTTGCTGCTGCGTCTTCCCACATATCTTTAAAATTTTTCATCTTTTTATATCCGTACTCGTTATGAGTATTTTCTGTTTAGTTAAAACGTGTTCTACTTGATACACGTTCAATCCAAATATTTCTCCATAGGCTTCTGTAAAATCAATAGCCTTTACCTTAGTATTTATATTAGCAATAACCTCGCCTGTCACTGGAGATGCGATTTCTTGAGTTAATGTATATGTTCCTGGAGCTAGCTTATTATTTTTATCAAACCATTGAGCGCTTTCAGATATATCAATGGTTTCTTCTAAATCTTGAAATACGTCGTTTAATACATTTCTAATCTCATCATCGGTAAGATTAGTATTCTCTTTGATTAAGAATAAAGCTGAAGCATAAGATGCTAGTTTAGTCTTACCAAATGGTAACTTATTGAGAAGTCTTTTTACATTAAAAACTAATCTATGAAAAACAGTATACGCGGATTTTTCCTGTGGTGTTTTTCTATCTTGAGCTTTCTTAAGCAATTTGCCATTAGCATCAATAATGCCTAGTTCATAAGCATCAGTTTTATCCCAAGATGAAACTAATAACTTTAGAAATCTAAAGGCATAAAATAAATCTGCTGTTCTTGAGACTACGCTCATTAAAGTTCCCTCAGTTTGTTTATTATCCTTTGATCCAATGGTATTTCTACGTGTGAATCTTCCGGTAAATAATTTAAGAATATCAAGAAAGTTTTTAAAATAGTATAATGTTCAGGTTCTACTTTAAACCACATCATTCTATTAGCTGCTTCTATACCAAACACATTATATAATACAATAATGTGGTTTAATATAAGCCTTTCTTGAAGATCTCCATATTGTTCGTATCGTCTAAGTAATCGTTTAAGATACTTAAATCTTGTTAAATCTTCTTTAAACTCTTCTACGTCACAACATTCAGGATTATTGTAATTTTGTGACGCATAGAGTTCAAAATTTCTACTATTAAGCTTGTCAAATATTTTCATCATATATTATCTATACAAGATAAATTTTATCGATATTTTTGTCTAGATTTCCTAAATACTTCGTCTGAATCAGCTTTAGATCTAGCTGCTTTTGACATAGTAGCTCTCTTTACTGCCTTTTTAGCTTTGCCAGCAGCTTTTCTAATTGAACTACCAATACCTTCATCAACGTCTGATTCGTTGTCAGCCTCATAGTTTTTATCGACATAATCAAAAAATTCTTTCTTTTTATCGCCTTTAAGTTGAGCAGGTGAATCAACGCCAAACTTCTTTAAAGCAGACTTAAAGAATTTTTGATATCTTTCTTTATCTTCTTCCATTTTAGATTTAGCTTCATTCATTGCATGAGCTTCTTCAACCATAGCCTCAGTAACTTCTTCATTGGCTAATTGGAATGCCGCAGCTACTTCTTTATGACTACTCAATCCTTTTTTAATTTTTTCAATCTTTTTTGCGACTGGAGTCATTTTACCATCTGATTTAAGAGCCATTTCTACAGCCTTTTTAATCTGAGCTTTTGAAAAGCCTTCTTCGATTTCTTCTTCGTCTTCGTCTTCGTCTTCTTCTTGAATTTCCCAACCTTGACGCTTCATCTTTTTAGCAGTTGCTGCATCTACTTTACGAGTAAATTTACCCTTTTTAACAACAATATTTTCTAAACCTTCCATTAGTTCTGGAAAAAGATCTTCAATATCTTCAGGATCCATATCGTAATCTTTTGATTGCAAGTAAGCTAAAATGTTTTTCTTTTCTCCAGAAAGATCAAAACCGTCTTTTGTTTTCTTAAATTTTACTTTAAATTTCTTTTCAGTAGCCTTTATGCCATCCCCTTCATGATCAATATCGATCTTAGCTTTACCCTTACCAGCTTTTAGCTTAGCTTCAATAATTGAAATAGTTACTTCTTCCTTAACTACTGAACCATCTTCTTTTTCACCAGATTTTTTAACAGTGTGCTTAGCTTTAAAGTCTTTTTCGCCTTTAGCTTTTGGTTCATCAGCTTCTTCAACTTCTGGCTTTTCGTGCGTATAGCCTAGCTTCTTCATTCTTTCATGATCTTCAGGTTTTTCAGCTTTATGGCCTTTACCTGTTTCAGGATCATACATCATGTGAGGCTTAAATTCATCCTCTTTTTTTACTTTACCTTCAAGTACATCGCTAACGGCATCAGCAATGCTTAAAGTTATATCATCTTTAAGTTTCATATTAGTTCTCCTATTGTATGAAAAGCATTCCTGTGATAGCTGTAGCGGCGGCCGCGATTACTATCCAGAATAGTTTATTAATTATATTTACTGTCGCAGCATTTTCACGAACGACTTGATCTAACTTATCAACTCTATTTATAAGAGTTAATATTTGTTCCCCTTGTTGCTTGCCAAATTCAGCCATAGTAGCAATTTTTTCTTCAGCTCGAGCTAATGAAATAATTGCGTCAGATAGTTTATCGATCTTTTCTTCGATTCTATCTAGTCTAGCAGATTGTGCAGCTCTTTGTTCATTAGCCGTTGTCATGTTTTATTACCCTGCATTTTAATGGTGTAACACCTTTAATTAGTCTATGATATTCATGCTGTTTTACGTCAAACACCATACCTTTTTTTAAAAGCCAAGGTAAGCATTTTTCTAATTGAAACTGCCAGCCTTCGCCTTCTAAAATTTCTATTTCTCGATCCTCATGGTCCTTGTGCCAAACGTATTCAGCGTCTTCGACACTTGGATCAAATGTTCTTATTTCGCCATCTTCCCAGTATGGCTTACCAAAAGTAAGATCCACCACCCTTTAACCCCAAATCCTTAGCATACTTCGGGAGGCGACACGCCCAATAGCCTGCTTTCATTTTATCGGTTTTAGTATCGCAATTATGTCGGGAAGCAAAATTACGTGCTGCGTCGCGATCATTAATCTTTGATGTTAAACCACCTTTTTCGTCGCCAAATTCTATTTTCTTTACGTTACCAGTCTTAGGATTTTTAACGTAAACTACATATTTCTTTTTACCGCTAGACCTCTTAGGTTTATTTAATTCAGGTTCAGCGGCTTCATCTATTTCTATCATAGGTTGATCTAAAGGCACATGTTGGCCTTCATAGATACCAAATCTTTCTTCTACATGCTCTAAAAATGTATGCATGTCTTTAAATGCCATGATTATCTCTCCAAATTTGTACATTCTTTTTGGCATCACCAACATTTTTATAGGCAATTACCGGATGTCTTGGTGTATGGCCACTTTTATCAAATATTGTAGGTAATACTTTTTGACTACCATCTTTGTTCATCTTCATTGAATCCATACCAGATAAACGAATTTCAAACTTACCATCTGAAGTCACATGCTTAAATACTTTCTTATTTCCATGATAACCATCTGGAACCTTCTTCCATTTGATCTTAGCTTCAGTAATATATTCTTTAAACCCGTACATTATTTTTTCTGACCTTTTATCCATTTTAATGCTATTGCATTTTCTGGAGCTTTAGCAGCCCAAGTTTTTATATCTTTATACGCTTCTAGCGTTGAGGTTTCTATATCAGATCCTTTAGAATTATCAACAATAATCATTCTATTTCTAAAAAGTCCCTGAAACTTACCTATATTCTTTTGTACACCTTTCCACATTTTTGTAACTAAATCATCAGCTAAAGAACGTGGTCTCATTCTGTTTCTTTCTAATGCTGTATCTAAATCGGTATTAACAAATATCATGTGTACAGCATATCCAATTGTTCTTAGCATATCAACTTGCTTTTTAATTTTACTATAGTCTTTACCAGTACCATCAATAACAATACCTAATCTTCCATCTAAAGCCATTTTCATCTGTCTACCAGTTAGAGCTTTTGCTTTTGCTCTTACTGCTTGGCCCTGAGCAGATGCAATATCTTCTGGATTAGTTGTTAACCCTGCCTTTTTTAATCCTTTCTCAAAAGCATCATCTGAATTTATTAATCTAAATCCTAATGCCTGTAATGCAGTTTTACCTATCACAAATGATTTACCACTTCCTGGTCCACCTGCTAGAAATACTGCTTTAAAAATAGAAGGATCATTTACACCTTCCATTAAGTCAAAATGTTCTTTAAAATTATCCACCGAATTCGTGACCTGCTACTCTCTTCATTTGCTTTTTAAATTCAGCAAAATCTGGTTTACTTTTATAAAGCTTTATAGAGATCTCATCTCTATCTTTACCTTTAATTCTCCACTTATAACCCTTATCTAAATGTTCTGGGCTTGTGGTCTTTACAACTCTACGCTTAAATCCATCTTCCCAAGGCTCGCTCTTACCTGTACCTTCTCGTATTTCAGCAAAGGTTTTCATTTCTTTAAATCATACCTAAATGATTTATTGCCTTTTTGACCTTTCTTAGTAATACCATACCCTGCAAGCTTAGCTAACGTTTGTAATGTAGGCCAGTTCTTTTCTGATTTCTTTTGACGTCTTGCTTTAAACATATCGTCTTTAATCTTTTTAAATAAAGTATCAACCATATCTAAATCGTCCATTACTAGTGGACCTTCGTCTAAGTTTGATTGTTCTTTAAATGATTTCATTAGCTACCTCTTACTTTAGCCGCTAAGTCTTTATCAGCGCCACCCCAAGTTCCTTTAGATTTAGTTGCAAAGGAATTTACTCTTGCTAATCCCCATTGTGTTGGATTTGTTCCAGGTCTATGGCTTGTCTTCCAAGCGGCGTATCCTCTATCAAATACTTTCTTTAATATACCATAAGGCATTCCTGATTTATCAGCTTTCTTTTTAAGAGCTGCTTTAGCATCAGCTTCTTCTAATGATTGTTTAAAACTTTTCATTTCTTCTTGCTCTCCAAATTTTTTCCTAAACGCTTTTGTGTGTTGGCTTTCAGGAGCATTTGGTCTAGGCTTATTATGGGCAGCTTTTTCTTTAGCATCCATATCAGTATATTTTTTTTCATCTAAATGTTCTACATCATCTAACCAAACTCTTTTCTTCCATTCGCCAAATTCAACAACTAAAAAATTAGCGCCGCATCTTTTAATAACACCAATTTGATTTGTTTCTTTTAATACAACTTCGTCGCCTTCTTTAAAAAGGTTACCTTCAACAAACTTTTCTCTTTTTTCTGATACAGGTTCTAGCTCAACATGCTTACGATGCATATGAGTTTCTTTTAGTCCCATGCCTTTTCTAATTGTATTAAATAATAATTTAGAATCTTTATATCCTTTAGGCATTCCTTTTGTAAAATTTTCTAAGTCGTTATCTGAAGCATATGCTCTTAGTTTCGAAGCTGACATACCAGCAACACCTTCAGCATCTGGATCTCTTTCACCAGCTGAAACAACCTTTATACCTTTTTCGAAATTATAAAAACCGTGTCTAGAATCAACACCGTTATATTTATTAAGAAGAACATCAAATTCTTTTAATCTATCTGATCCAGCAACCATTGTTACTGATGTAAACCCTTGGTCATATAGTTTAACACAAATGTCTAATGCGTTTCTTACATTAGCATCAGCCATAATACTACGTGCGTGTTTTGGAAACATTTTTCTGAGGAATTTTACTTTGTCCTTAAATCCGAGTGGATTCTTCTTAGGATCTTGTGATTTTGAACCATATATTCTATATGGATTACTACCAGCTGTTTTCTTTAGCTTATCAAAAAGTTTCTCATGACCTGAAGTTGGTGGATTAAATCTACCAAAAACGAAGTATACTTCGCCTTTAGCCTCAGTTAAATATTGGCTAAAACTCTTAAATTCCATTTTACTTATCACCACCTTTGCTTTTTAGTTTAGCTCTATCAGCCTTTTTAACTTGTGGCAATAATTTTTTAGCGATTTTTGCAATTGCACCTTTTTTACTAGCCAATCTTTTTTCAATACCAGCTCTAGCAGCAAATGATAGATCACCTTTCTTTTTATCTTTAAGAATTTTTTGAATCATGATATCACGAGCTTTTTTCGTGGCGCGACTTTTGAGTTTTTCTGGAGATGCTAATTTTCTTGCTGCTTTCTTTTTGCCTAAAGCAATCTTAGCTTTATTTTTTCTAAATGATGCTTTCATTTTCATTCTATGCGCTAATGACATAGCTTCTGAAAAATCACCGCTATCTTCAGATACTTCTGATTCGTATTCTTTAAATGATTTCATTTTATCCTCGGTTCCCATTTAGTTAGGATTATCCCAACCTTTAATTATATCTTTGCTAAAGTTGTTAGTAGAAAATTCTAATCTATCAACAAGCTTAACAGCTCCACCTTCCATACGATCTATAGCAACAAAACCCTCAGGGTTGGTTACTTTAAATCCGGACTTAGTTTTAACAAAAGTACCAATTTTGTTTAAACCGTTTAGTTTATTTATAATAATTAATTTACTATCTACAACTAAATTTTGTAAATCAAACACATTTTGTAAGTTTTTTATATTAGATTTGTCAAAAAACGCAAGTAATTGATCTCTTTTTGCAATTTGAGTATCTTTACCTTTTTGACTGCTTCTTTTGTCAATTTCTTTTTGATATCGATCTTGGACAAACATAATAAGACCTGTTGCGTGCTTTTTAGTATCAGTAATTCTTTGACCATTTCTTACCTTTCTATTGTTATATACATTAATAACAAGGTTTAATTCTTTATTTGATTCTAGCTCTTTAAGAGTAGATCCAGATATTTTTTTAAACAACTTACCAGCTGCTGAAAGTTTACTATTAAGTAACTCAGTATCTTTTTTGGTTAATGTTGCTGTACCAGATAGATCAGATAGTGTGGCATCGACCATCCAAACGTCTTTAGAGGATTTTAACTTTGGAACAATTTCTTTACCAAACTCAGCTCTCATCGTTTCAAACGTTGCTCCACTATACGTTGTATGCCAAACAATTCCAATCTTAGCTGCTCCAATCTCCTTAGCGAGAGCACTACCAGTAGGTACTGCGTAAGCGATAGTGTTAGGATGAAACACAATATGACTAACTCCATTAATCTTCTCCTTTTTAAGGTCTGACTTATCGAACATAAAGTCACCTTGAATCACCCCTTTTACACCAAGAGGCTTAATGTAATCAAAGGCCATTTTTAACTTTTTAGATAAATCTCCAGAAGTATCAGCATCAATATCAGCGTGAGACTTATAGATTTTAGGATTTGCATTGAATATACCTTTCTTTGCTACAAAGAATTGACCATCAGATGGATCTTCTCCTGCAAATACGGCGGGAGCGCCATCCCATTTAACAGTAACGTCTACTGCAGATTTTGCGTTACCAGACAGCATATCTCGCAATGATCTCAATGCGAGTATAGCTTGGCGCGCTCCCTTAACTCCGCCGTCAAGAATAAGATCCTCAATATGAATCATATGAGTGTTCTTTCCTGCGGCTTCAGCCAGTTGATTTTTAAATCCTTTCATTATTCATATACCTTTACGTATGCGCTAGAGTCTTCGGATTTAGATCCAGCATAGTTAATAATTTTAGTTAGCCATCTATTAGCTTTTGCCCCAGTGTTTTGATCTACTATGTATACAACATATAGACAAGCCATCTTAGATCCAACCCAATAAACGTCTTTAGTAAGCAATTCTTTTTCAAAGGTTTCATAGCTTTCGTTTTTATAGAAATGACTATACATTTTATAAAATATAGCGATTGATCTCTTATCGCCTTTGACGATTTTCTTTGCCATGGCATTGATTTTACCATTGTCTGGTATTTTCTTTCTCATAACAAGCTTTAAAGCGTCTTGCATGATACCATATCCAGCACCACCACCTCTAGCAGTTTTAAGAGCAATTTCTCCTTTGATCGCCCCACCTGCAGAACCAGCTCTTAGATCAAATTTACCTTCGTCAAATAGAATAGTAGCACCTTTGTTAGACCAAAAAGTTCCTCGTTTTTCGCCTTGGAGTAATATTCTTAATAGCTTATGATCATCAGTATCAGGTGGTAGTTTGACATTATATTCTTTAGCCTTTGCTTTCTTTTTAACAAGCTTAAGTGATATAGCAACTAATTGCCTATCAACAAATGCTTGAAGCAAAGATTTATTATATCCAGCAATAGAATCTGTATTTAGAGATTTAAGATCAAAAGATTTTTCAACAGCCCAAAAATCACCTGGATTCCACTTGTCATCTTTAACTGGTTTTTGATCTGAATTTTTGTACGCTACATTTTTATATGCATAAACAGTATTCATTAATTTACTGTTTCTATGGAACGTTTGAGACTTATTGATATAACCCTCTTTAATGAGAATCTTAGCTGATTCGTATGAAGAATGAAACCAACCATCCTCTACACCAGCAATTTCTTCGTATGTAGCATCAACATATACTCTTTTATAAGCAGCCTTTAAGATTTCTTCATCCATAAAGAACTCTTCTGATTGTATTCCATTGTCTAGCATTGCTTGACAAATAACGCATTGATGACTTTCAGTGATTTGAGTATTCTTGGTTCCGCCTCCAGCTCCGCCGCCTCCACCAAATACTTTACTTTTACCAAGATCTGACGAGCTGATGGTTTTACCATCGCCATGAAGATTAAATGGCTTTTCAAGCTTCTTAAATATTTCTATTTGAGCTAAAGCATCTTCAATTTCAGTTACTTTAAAGGTTCCACCTTTTGCTAGTTCGAGAGGTTTTCCATCTCGTACAAGTCTTGCAAGAATATCAATTCTGGCTTCACCTGTATTTGCATTAGGTTTTTTTAATTGACCAGGAGCAAGTCTAACTGCTTCTTTGATCGGTTCTAGTGATAAAAAACTTTTCATAATTGTATTATAACACTCCTGTTAGTAAATGTACAATACTATTTATAATAAATTTTTATTTACTATTTAGGATTATACTGTTTATTTGGCCAAACGTTGTCTTCTTCATCGACAATAATGATTCCTATATATTCTAAAGAATCAATCATTTTAGCCCCTCCTTCCTTAAGCCCAATGATATACGAAGTATATCCAACACCAATTACAGTTACTAAACCAATTAAATATTCCATTATAGAAATTCTTCGTTTCGTACAATTGATGTTATATAACCCCTTTCATCCATATCTTTTTTAAAACTTTCTGCGTCTGTTTTTATAGCAAAAAGATATTCATGAAGTGGATCATGATCGTTTTTAGTAAATTTTACAACCCAATATTCAACCATTATTCTTCTTCCTTAATCCATTCGAATTGACCATGTAGTGAATTAAATTGAGCACATTCTGTTTCAGCAGCATCTAATCTCCAAGAGTTTTGAACAGAAGTAGCAGCAATTACCACTCCAAGTATAAGTGATAAGCCCATTAATACAATTACACCTGCTAAATCTTCCATACCATACTTCATTATTATTACCTCATATATTTTTCAACTGGTTTAAGTTCAATAAATTTTCTACGAGATTTAGAAAATCCTTTCATAGGTTTACTAAATTCTTTATACTGTTTAGATATTGTTGATCTAAATCCAACGCAATGACCTTGTTCATTTAAGATATATGTGTGGTTTAGAACTGGATGTTTACATTCATCCCAATTAGTAACTTCTTTAAAAGCTCTTAACATTAGCAATAACTCTGTGAACGTTCATGAATATATACATCAAGTCTTTCTGCATGTCTAATTGGAAGACATGAATCATAAGCTCTTGGGTTACGACCATCAGCGATTGCTGCTTTAGCACGTGGTCCACGAGGCATAACATTAACACGATATTTTGGTGTCAAAGGTAGTAAAACATCAGTCCAACCTGAGTCATATCGATATTGATTCATTCTATCAGTTTCTTTAGCCATCTTATTGATGGTCTTAATAGCATTTCTAACAGTTTGAAGTTCAAGCATATCGCCTGCTGATTCAACGTGGGCTGTCATTAC